CTTCGTGTCTCACCGCTGGATTTCCACCAGCATCTATCCGTTTCCTTTCCATAATAGGAATTGCGAAATCTGCGGGGCCCGTTTTCTAACTTAGGTTAAACCGGGCTAATCTAAATTAGAAATATAACCGCCGGAGACAAAAGAAAGAGCCGCCGCGAGAGCGTCTCAATCTGTTTTGGCCTGCTCAATGGTCCTGTTCCAGCATATCAGCGACCTTTTCCGTCATGCTTTCGTATTCGTCCGGAAACGTCTCGCACATCCAGCGTTGGCAGCCGCGCACACCTCTGCCGTACAAAAACTTGCCCCACAGAAATGCTCCGGCTGCAATGGCCAGTGTGCCCAAGCCTACCCGTCCGAAGTCTTTTGCCATGACTTTGGTGTTGAGTGCTTTGATTTTGTCCATTGAAATCACCTCCATAAAGGGCTGTGCAATTCCTGCGTCCGAAAAAGAAAAGAGCCGCCTGTTACGGCGGCTCGATCCTTTGTCAAACATCCCTGCTCAGGAATATCTCATTTCCACGACGCCATACCTTGACCGGACGCTTCGACCGCTTGATGGCCGCGGCCAGACAAGACCGGCAGACCGCCGGGGATTTATAATCGGTCTCGCTAAATTCCACCTTTACGATCTTAGCGTCGCCGTTCGTAAACTCCTCGATCAGCTCTTGCAGCTTGTGATAGCCGTTCATCTTCGGTATCTGGTCCACAGGTGTCAGTTTCATGCTCATTTACTCCTTTCGCTTATGGATTTCTCCATAATAGGAGCTGTGCTTTCTGCGAAAGCCACCGGAGCATGGTCATCTCGCAGGGGTAATCCTCGAACCCCAGTGTCTCGCAGGTGATAAGCCCCTCCAGTACGCCGAATATCACTTCGGCCTCGTACTGCTTGTAGGGGAAGAACAGACCGCCCAGTTCCCGGTGGATTGCCCCGCAGCCGGAGCACCGCAGGCGGCGCATGGGAACTCTGGAGGTTTGCCGCCCTTTCGTCCGTACCAGTCTGGGCACGCTGTCGTAGTATTTCAACCGTCCGCCGCACCGGGGACAGGCGGAGCACTCGTTCATCACCATATCCAGCCCTCAAATCTTAATCAAAAATATTGTGTAGGAATATGTTTGACAATTCGTACACTTATCATATATGATTAGAGCGGGCGGCGCAAGGGGCAAAAAGAAAAGGAGCCGCTGATTAAGCGACCCCAATTCCTATTTAGTTCTTTTGCTTGTGTGCTCTGATGATTGCCCTTGTGATCTGAACGCCAGCAATAATCGCCGCGCCAATCATCATACCATGGATCACATTTTTGGCGCCTTGTCTCATTCCTTCGTTATAAAATGCTGTCAAAGCCGCCCCATGCTTATCCAAAAGCAAATTAAGCTCGTCGATTTGTGCATTCGTCATGTATTTCATATAGAACACCTCCATAAAACCCACTGTAAATCTTGCGAAAGGAGACACCCAATGAAGAAACACGTGAACCCAGCCAAGCATTTGCATGAAGTCTATACTATGCAGGGCGGCGTAAAAGAGTACAACAAAAATCAGCGAGCCTGGGGTGCGCTACTATTTGCGGGCAGCGTTTTTCTACTCCATGCGGTAGGCGGCCGTATCGTTGACAAAATCGAACGCCGAGAAATTAAAGCCTTGAAAAAGAGGGATGACCTATGCTGACCCAATGCCCAGAGTGCGAATTGCCAGTGAGCGATAAGGCAAATGCCTGTCCTCATTGCGGATATCCTCTGAAACCTTCTGAAAAAATAAAAAGACCTCGCAAATCCAACAAGCGACGGCGATTGCCGAATGGCTTTGGTCAGATCAGTGAGATCAAAAATCGTAATTTGAGAAATCCATTCCGAGCCATGGTAACTGTGGGGAAAACTTCTGATGGCAGACCCATTTGCAAACCGCTCAAGCCAGAATCATACTTCGCCACCTATAACGATGCCTATGCCGCTCTGGTGGAATATAACAAGAATCCATATGACCTTGGAACAGCCATCACCATGCAGGAGCTCTATGACAAGTGGCTTCCAGAATACGAAAAGACCGTCAAGAGTACAAAGGCGGTGACCAGTGCCTGGCCTTACTGTTCGGCAGTTTACAAGATGCGAGTTATGGACATTCGAGCCCGTCATGTAAAAGGCTGCATGGAAGAGGGCGTGGCCACTGTTCGAGGCAGAGAGCAGCATCCAACAGCCACCATGAAGAACCAAATCAAATCCATGTTTAACATGATGCTGGACTATGCGTTGGAATATGAGTTAGTGGATCGAAACTATTCCAGAACCTTCAACCTCACGGAAGAAACCGTCAAAGAGATCCAGAAAGTAAAGAAGGGGCATATCGCTTTTACAGATGATGAAATGGAATTGCTCTGGAATAATATCGATGAGAAACATGGTATCGACATCCTGCTTATCCAGTGCTACTCCGGCTGGCGCCCTCAGGAACTGGGACTACTGGAACTAAAGGATGTGGATTTAGAGAGCTGGACATTTCAAGGCGGCATGAAGACGGATGCCGGTGAGAATCGTGTTGTCCCCATTCATTCCCGTATTCAGGACCTGGTACTCAAAAAATATCGAGAAGCAGAAGCAATCGGAAGCCCGTATCTGCTTAACTGGGCAGACCCCAACAACCGAAACAAGAAGAACTTTGAGTTGACCTATGCTCGGTATCAGAAAGCCTTCGAGCGTATCCGTGATGAATTGAAACTAAACCCCGAGCACCGTCCTCACGATGGTCGCACCCACTTTGTGACCATGGCAAAACGCTATGGGGTGGATGAGTATGCCATCAAATATATGGTAGGTCACAAGATCTCCGACATCACAGAAAAGGTCTACACGCGCCGCGAATTTACTTGGCTTCGAGAGGAGATTGAGAAAATAAAATAGACCTTGCCAAGCTCGCTTTCAGTGTAGGAGTATAGGTGTAGAAATAAAATCAACCACATCAAGAAGTGTAGGAATATGGTTGTATGAATGGTACAGAAATAATATACGAATTACCTACACTTACCCGCTTTTAACTACTCTTATCTGTTCTGAAAACCATTGGTATTACAGCAGTTAACAGCACTTAGAAGCAGGTAAAAGTGTAGTTAGTTTCTAAAATAAAAACTCAAAATCCAGCAATATCAGGGCTCGAACGGCAAAGGTGTAGGAGTAGTCAAGTAATAACCGACTCTCCTACACCTCTTTTTACACCGTTCTGCCGCTTTAAGCACAGAAGCAAATAATAACTTTACTCGCCGCCATACCCGCGCACGTCCTCGACAAATGACCTGTTTCTCAAGTTATTCTCATACGCTTCCCGGATGATACGGATGGCGATGTCCACTTCTCCATTTTGAAGACCATTATCTTTGATGATCTCCTCATATTCGGCATAGATCCGAAAGACTCGCTTAAACTGTTCTCTGGTTACAGGATTGTCGGGGCAGACACAATATGAGGCAAAGCTTATGATAGAACTACGCTTACTCTCAATGTAAAGGGACATGGTGATCTCATTGTTTTTATCCAGTCCTTCTTTCAGAACTTCAATGGATTTGGCATACACCTCTACCCGCTCATTAACCCATTTCATCCAAGAATCACGCTTTGCGATGTTGTCCGAACTGTAGTGAGACTCCACACTGCTTAGCATAGTTTTCACATCATGAATGGTTGTGGACATTTCCTGCATGGTCTGGCGCTCTTGCTTTTTACGAGCAAAATACTTTCGGATTTTGACGAATTCAGGAACGACTTTCCCTTTAAATTCCAAAACTTCTCCGATGATCTGCATAACCAGAAATACACCGATGATAGTGAGTCCTAACACGACAGGCACATTCAGATACTCGATATAGCCTATCATTGTGATCAATCACCATCCTTTGCCAAGGCAGTGTTTCCGCACTTCGAGCCATGAACGCTGAGGGTCAAAACTAAATTTTCTTCGACCATTACTCAACCTCCTATGGGAAAACACAGATTTTAATTGTCCATCACTTCTTCGATTGAGCCCAAATCGGTCCACTTCACATTGACCGTCCCCGGCTCCCACACATTGTTGTCCTGCCCGGATTGCCACACATGGCCGTTGTGGGTGCAACAATTTCCCGTCATGTACGGGCTCGTGGACATGGCGACGAAGGGGAGGGGCTTCTTAGGATCGTCCGACCAGTAGAACCCCCACTGGGCGGGCAGTTCCTCCGGCTCCTGGGGGTAGATGTCGCTGTTGTAGTTTTGGATAAGGCGCACAATACGCCCCGCAGAAGACCGGCACAGGAACCCGTCCGTCTTGCCGGCTTTGCGCTCCAGCATGTTCTTCTTGGCGATCGCGGCAGAGAAGTCGGGAATATAATCCTCTTTCTCGTACAGTTCGGTGCCCGTCATGCCCTCGGAGGTCTCCTGCAAATCCTGGGCCCGACGCATGCCGTATTTCCGCATAGTGGTCAGCACAAAATCCTTGTCAGTCAACTCCGTTCACTCCTTCCCGAATCGCATTGGCCAGTTCCACATAGGACGCCAGCTCTTTCTGAGCACGATACAGAGCCTCGTTGCTGAGGTCGATCTCATTGTCCATGCCTTTCTTCAGGAACTCCTCATAGTTGTCCTGGACGTTCTGGACAATCCCGTCCCAGGTTTCCACCTCCACGTGGTACTCGTCGTACTCATATCCGGTGAACTCCTCGGTTTCTGCCGGTTTTACATTTTGAAACAGCCGCACAAGGCTTCGGTTGGTTCCCGGGATCTGCTCCACGGCGAACTTCCCCGGATCGACCATTCCCTGTACCTTCATAGGTGCCACTCCTTTCAGGCCGCCCGATAAGGCGGATATAATCGTTGTAGCCGCCGACATTCCCTTCGGACGACTTTCTTGAGATTGAACATGGTATTCGGCTGATAATACCGCTCCAATATTCGCTGACTGTTGCAATTACGGAGCTGCCCCAGTCTTGAGATCAGTCCGGACGCCCTTTTGAACGAGATGACCCGGTTCCGGTCTCTCCGGTGGTAGTAGGTGTGCAGCGCCCGCTTGAGCCGGAACAGGTTGTGCTTTCGGAGGATCGTGTACCCATGCCCGAAACGATAGCCCAACGCAGACGGGATTCTTGGCCGGCGGTGCCGCTGTTTCTTCTCGTGCAGGGTGTCGTGGGCTTTCGCCACCCTCGGCGTAAAGCCTACTCGGAAGATCTGCCAATTTCCCTTCAACCGCAAGCCCACCTCGGCCAGCCATGCCCGGATGTCATCCAGCAGCCGCCTCAGCTTCCGCTTATTGGAGCCGAAGATGGTGAAGTTGTCCATCTGCCGCAGATAGTGGCTCACACCATATTGCTTTTGGTGGATCATCAGATCCAGCGGCTGGAGCAGCAGATGCAGGAACCATGCGGAGAAGAACGCGCCGATCAGGACTCCGTACTCCATCAGCGCGTCGCACAGCCAGAGCGTTTCCCGGTCCTTGAACAGACGTTTCAGCGCATGGATGACATACGGCGGGTCCACCTCCACAAAGCAGTGGTGAATGTCGCACTCCGCGCAGTATTGGGTGCCCACTGGGTCATTCTTCATCCATTTCTTCAAAACCTTTACGCCATAGGAGTTGCCGCGCCCCGGCACGCTTGCGATGCAATACTTGTCCATGCTCCGCATGATGTGCGGGATCATGGGCTGTAACACCGCATGGTGGACATACTGGTCCGGCCACAAGAGCGGCTCG